ACCCACACCGTATTCGAAAAGCCGGTGTAGTTCGGTCCGATGACGGCGGCGACGGCGGCGCGAACCGAGGCGAGGTTGCCCTGCGACGAACCGGCAAGTTCTTCGGCCCGCCGGAGCCGCAGGGTCGTGTCGGTGTCGGCCGGATGCCCCTCGACGGCGTCGGCCACGTTCGTCACGGATACCCACCCCGCAACAGGCGACCCGAAGGCCGTCACGGTATTCAGCGGCGCGGCGATGGCACCGGCCTGGGTGCTCTGGAAGGTCACGGCCGGTGACGTCCAATTCCCGGTCGTGCCACCGTAAGTCACCGAGGAAAGCAGCGTCCAGGTGTTCGTCGGTTGCCCGGTGACGTAGACGATCGACCCTGCTGGCACCGTTGTTCCGGGGGCCAAGGTCAGCGTGCATTGCACCGTCCCGTACGTCGCGACTTCGGGGACCGTCCCCGTGATCGCACACACGTTAGCGAGGAGAACCCCCTCGGCCGCGTTCGGGTTGACCATGTTGAACGCCGTGGCCAGTAGTTCGGTGGCCTGCTGGTATTCCTTGGCGAAGATGCCGATGATTTGGCCGAGGGGCTGGTCGGGGTCGAGATCGATCCCGGCGCCGACGTTCTGCGAGAATTGTCCGTTGAGGTACGTGACCTCGTCGTCTTCGGTGGTCGGCGTGAACCCCGCCGCGGTGGTCATGGTAATCGGCATGGGTTAGTTCTTCGGTGCGGTGACGATGAAGGGTTTTCCGAGGCCCCCGGTGAGCAAGACCCCGTCGTTCGTGACCACGGCCACGGTGGCTGCGAGCGACCGGTTGCGCGTGTCGAAGTCGAGGTTGATGTACGAAATCGACCCGACCCCAGGGCAATCAAGGCACACCTGGCGGATGAGCGACGCGATTACGGACAATTGCGGGTTTTTCACGTAAACGTACGTGAAGTACGGGAAGCCGAGCCGACCGTCCCGAAACCATTCCCCCTGCCAAAGGGTGAACAAAGCCGTCAACTTCGCGGCCGTAACCTCGGCGTTCGACGTCACGAGGGTGAGATTCCCCGTGGAAATGTCGAGATCACCGGTCGCGGGGTTGATCCGGAAGGAGGCCATGCGCCAGCATTTTAGCGCATTCGAGGACGCTCGGGTCGGTGCTCGTGCTCATCCACGCTATTATCCTTTTCCGTTCCGCCCACGCCCCTGCGTTTACCGCGTTGCGCAAAGCGACGGTCACGGATCCGAGGGGCGCGTATTCGGTCATGCGCATTGCACCAGGGTAGACGCCGCAGATGGAATGGTGCCGCTAACGCCGTTAGTGGTCGCCGTAGCCGTGGCCGAAGAAGGTCCCGACGTAACCCCCGCCACCACATGCGTGTGCGTATTGATGGCGGCCGTCAGGGTTGCTACGGCCGAGTCTACCTTTGATGCTAGCGCCACATAATCCGCGGCAGGGGACGCGCCCCGAAGCTCGATACTGCCCGTGCCGATCTTGATCTCCGGTCCGCCATCCTGCCCGATGATGATCTTCTGCGGGTCACCCGCCGGATCCGAGAACACGTACGCGTCGGGGGCGAACATAGGGATCGCGAAGCACGAATCGAACGTGTGCTTGCCGACGAAGAAAGGGTCGTTCGGTTGCGGCCCGGTCGACGTCTTCGGCGACGCGCGCCACGTGTCCGTCGAAACGTCCGACATGAGGAGCAGGACCGAATCCCCCACGGCCACGGGGAGCCACACGAAGAACTTGCCGCCGCGCATGGTGCCGAGGGGCACGTCGCAGATCGACACGGCGTCCTCGAAATAGACGTTGCCCACGGGGTCGGTATGCGGCGTAGTGACAGCCACCTGGACGTCGACGGTCATCTTGGCCGGGTAGACGGCCGTCACCGTCGCGGGGATGCACTTCTTCATCGTCGTTAGGACGTGATCCGTGTGGTCACCGAGAATCTCGGCATGTGATCGCGGGATACCCATTCGCCTAGCCTATCATGCTCAGAAGGGTTTGCACGTCATCTCGCAGTAGAATTCCTTCTTGTAGGTACTACCATCGTATCGGCACTTGTCCACACGATAGCCACCTTGGACGAACAAGCAAGGGGCCAACCCCGAGGGGTCTCCGGGACCAATAAATTTCACGAGAGCTCCCGGCGCAATACCTTTGATGAGCAGCGTCTTGGCCTGCACGTAACCCTGGGAATCGACGGACGGGGATTCAACTAGCCCCGTGTCCGGGGAAATATACACGGCATCCGTCGTCGAGAGCGCTTTGCCCACGTTCAGAAGTTGGACCACACCATCCTGCACGGACCACTCGAGTCCGGCGGATCGGCAGATGTCGGTCAACCGCTGCCAAGCATCGCCGAGAACAGCCGATCCGTTGATGGTCAAACTCCCTACGTCCCCGAGGTTGCTCGTGTCCACCTTGGCTTGCACGGCCTTCCCGTTGGCGTTCTTGCCGAGCGCCGCCGCAAGGGCCTGGATGGCTGCCTCAACAGTTGTACGGGGACCGAGAGGTATCTGAACGGCCGCTTGCCCGGGCACGAGCTTCTGGGACTTTCCGACTGCGGTGAGGCGCGCTTTCGTATCCTCGGACGATATCTTGGTCACGAAGTCGGCCATGCCGGTACCGACACGTTCCGAGAAAGCCGAACGCACATTGCCGAGGTAAAGAAGCTGCGTCGCCCCTTGGTAGCCGGCCTCAAGCCGCACCGTAAGCGCCTTTGCCCCGCCAAGAGCTTGCCGATGAGACTCGGTCATGTTGAAAACCGAGAGCTCGCACTTGTTTGCTTCGGTCGCCTTCAAGGACTTCTCGATAGAGAAATCGATGTCCAGACCGTCGACCTTCAGGCCATTGTTGTCAGCCGTGGCGAAGTCGGCGTCGACGAGCAAAGTCGAGATGTCGGGCACCCCCAGTGTCAGGTGAACCTCGCGACAGAAGAGCCGGGAACCCGTGAGGTTAGGCATAGGGGTTCCTGGTCGGGTCGACATTGAAGGCGATCATGTCGGCCTGGGTCACGTAGTTCAACCGCGCACGACCGCCCCAATCGCCGGGTCGTGGCGGGGAGTCGTCCGAACCCTGCAAGGTCACGATGATTTCTCCCGGCGGGGTGGTGTACGGCCCCAGGAGGTATGTGTCCGCGACAAGCTTCAGCCCGGCCGCGTAGGTCGTCTGCCCATCCGTTGACGCGATTGTCAGATAGTAGCACTGCTCACGGTTGTTGTACCGAAATGAGAGCGTGTAGGCCGTGCCGTCGAGCGACGTCGTCTGGTCCCAATAGAGGAGCGCCGGGTCGGTGGGGATCGTTTGCATTATCGGGTAGCCTCCAACGCAGCGGTTCGCTTGGGCGGGTCGTCTGCGTTTTCGGACGTATTCTGCGCCGCTTTATGCGCCACGGGCGCCGAAGCCGCAATCGTCGGGGACGGGGCAGCCCCTATCGCCGATGACACGATTCGGATCTCTCGGAGATCAAGACGGAAATTCGCAGCACCTGCACCAATGGCCGTCGACCGAGTCATGCGGATCGACTTCAAGACCATGTTCGTGTACATGGCGCGCGGCGTTATCGCCGTCAACAGGACCGCCTGTTCCCTGAGCGTCGACAACGTAGAGTACGCGTTGGCCACGTAATCCGTGAAGGCCGTGAACTGCTCAACGTTGACGACGAGCGATGTCGGGAACTTCGGCGCCAGCCCGACGGCCTGGGCGGCCATGTCGAGCAGGAGGCTCTCCGAGATTTGAAGCTTCGGGGGCGGTATATTGATCGTCGCCCCGATGATGAAGGAATCCGGCGACCCGATCGGGTGATTGGTGATGATGCCTTCGATCGTGAGCTCGTCCGGTTGCGGGCGCACGTGATCGACAATATCGACGCCCTGTTCGACCGTGTGCTCGCAGATCATCGCATCCCGAACGTGCGACTCTTCCTTGACGCAATCGAAATAGAACTGCATCGGTAAGCCGGAGTCGGGGTCCGTCCACGTGAGATACGCCGGCCGGTACGTCGTGTCCCGACCGCCTTGAGCAGGCTGCGTTTGGTCGAGCATCGACGGCGAGGGTACACCCTGGGTCTGGCCGAGAGAATCGAGGGGGTTCGATAGGGAGGTCATAGGCTACGACCCGAAGGAGAAGGCCGGGTCGGGGCGCCCGGGGTTCATCTGATTGAATGTGGCCTGGTGTTGCGTAGTGACCTCGCGTTTCACGGTCTCCTGCACCAGGGCATGCAGGGCGTGTTCGTCGAAACCCTTGGCGTTGATGGTGACGTGCGTCTCCGTGTGTATGGGGCCGGCGGCCGTCGTGCGCGTCATACCGACTGCTCGACGGGGGCCGGCGATCGGTGCATCCATGTCGACGGCGTTGTCCCGCGCCCACTTCTCGCCAGCGATACGCTCTTCGCGCATTTGCTTGGTGTGGCCGCGGGGCATGTCGGGGAAGGCTTCGTTGACCGCATTCCAAACATCCCCCATGCGCTCGCCTCGACGGAACCAATCCTTACCCGCCGTCCCCATATCAGAGACGCCCGCACCGACTTGGCGAGCCCCCCATTTACTGGCCTCGCCCGCCCAATTCTCTTTACCTGTAATAGCCTCCAATAGGAGCCCCGGAGACATCGACACGGTAGCAACAAGCCCCACAATGGCTCGGATTAGATCGAAAGCCTCCCGAAGAAGTGTGACTACGATATCCACACCTTCAGCTATGCCGAGAATACCCTTGATTGTGATGCGAATAAATGTGGGCATCTCGTCTGCGGCGAAATCCGCGATGGATTGCTTGAGATTATCCATGTCGAACCCGGAACCGAAGATTTCCGCCCCGAGCGCCTGGAAAGCATCCTTGAGATTCTTGATTATCTCGTCTTTGCCCTCGACGCCGTATAGGGTCGTAAGCCAATTGCCCGTGACCGACTCAACGCCGGTAAGCAGGCCGTGCAGGTCGTCGAACGACCAATAGAGCATGCCGACCAAGGGGGTGAGAGCAGCCAGAATAAAGGCGGCTACGCCAAAGTTCTCGACGGCGAAAGTCGCCTGGATAGTGCGGCCGAGAGCGACCAAAGCGCCGATAACGGCCGCGCCGCCGAGCGCCATGAGACCCGTCTTGACCACGGTAGTGTTCTGAATGTAGTCGAGCATGACCTTCGTGTTTTCGAGTGCGCGGTCCTGCCACTTCTTCATCATCGGCAGGGCGGCCTCCATGACCGCCGACGCCAGCGCCTTCCACCCGAGCTTTTGCAAGGCCAGCCGATCGTTGAACTCCTTCGACACCCGAATCATTCGCTCGGATGGGCCGCCGGTAAACGTCTCGTACAAATGGAATTGCTTGCGGAGCTCGGCAGACCCTTGTTGCAAGATCGGCAGCAGCGCCGACCCGCCCCGACCGAGCGCGCGCATGGCGTATGCCGTCCGGGTCGCCTGGTCCGGGATCTTGGCCAGCTTGTCGGAGAACTCGAACAGGAGCTCTTCCGTCGGCCTCATCTGGCCGTGTGCGTCCCGGACGGACAAACCCATCTGATTGAAAATCTTGGTCGTGCCTTTCGTCCCGAGACCGACCTCGCCCGCCGCGCGGTTGAAGAACCGGAACGCCGTCGTCAGCTCGACGAACGAGATTTTCGACTTGTCCGCAATGAACTGGTA